GAGAGACCGGGAGAGCTTCCATGTGAAGTTCATCACATTAAAGTGAAAGGAGCATCTTACTTTGTTTTAGTAGGCATATATAATGGAGACCCCTATGAAGTCTTTGCTGGTAAAAATGGCTTTATAGATAAGAAAGTTAAGCATGGTATTATAATTAAAAAGAAAAGACCCAAGGGAATGTATAAAGCAGTTCTAGAAGATGACTCAGAGATTTCTCCTATTAATGCTACATGTAGCGAGGAAGAGGACGCTCTAACTAGAATGACCTCTACGGCTCTGCGACACGGAGCAGACATTCATTATGTAGTTCAACAGTTAGAAAAAGTAAAAGGAGATATGACAAGCTTTGCTAAAAGTATGTCAAGGGCTCTTAAGAAGTATATTCCAGATGGAGTCAAAGAAGAAGGTGCATGTTTAGAATGTAATAGCGGAGAATTGGTGCGCCAAGAGGGATGCGTTACTTGTACCCAATGTGGATGGTCTAAATGCATTTGAATGGAACAGGGAATGAAATCAAAAATTATATTACATATATGCTGTGCCATTATTGTATTGGTAGCTTCTATAGATACATACTGGCTTAGTAAAAACAGCGATATTATTATTCATGTAGAACAAAATCCTTTAGGTCAATATTTAATAGAGTTAGATAATGGAGATGTTTCATTATTTATTTTTTGTAAATTTATAGGAACCTACTTGTCTATAGGGGCTCTCTATTTGGCATGGGCATTCCATCGTAAAAAAATAAACATTATTTCCATGTCTATAGCGACAGTCCAACTTTTATTGCTATTTTATCTATATCAGATTCCCTCTTTCATTTTTTGATCGTACAATATTGGAGCCATATAAATGCCCGAGTATACTTTTAGATGTCGTAAGTGCTCCGAAGCTACCTCATTATTTTGTAGTATTTCTGAGTACGATAATGAAAAAACAAGAATTAAATGCTCCTCCTGTAATAGCAAGAAAATGGATAGAGATTTTGAAACCGATAATATTGGAGGCTTTGTTTCTATTTCTCTTTCAGATTGTAAAACTATAGGTCAGTATGCTGATAAGCAATCTGAAAAATATAGCAGATCTCAACGAGAAGGTATGATAGAAGATTTTAAAACAAAGAAATCTGGTGGTATGAAAAAGCTACCGAAGGGAATGAGTCGTATGAAATACAATAAGGGGGGAGAGTAGAATGGCAAAGATTAATAAGGACGGAGAACATATTTTTATTATCAATAAAGATAAGGACCCAGAAGAGCTAGAGCGAAAAGAAACCGTTTACACCATGATTGGCAATCAAGACTATGTTGAAAATGAATATCCCTGTCTTGAATTGACATCAACTGAGGCAGAGGAGTCCCCTGACGCTCATGCCATGAGTATTGAGATAGGAAATCGGACTAAGTATTATGCCAAGAGAGGGCGTCACGGCAAACTGTTTAATCCTATTGGGATGTATAGTGAAGGAATGGCTTCCAAAAGATTGGGACATGCAGGAAAGTTAGAATGGAGATTTATTGAAATTAAAAAAAGAGCTTTTGAATTTTATAGGGATTTTCTAAAAACTAGAAATCTTGCTTATTTAAATAATGCAGAAAGGGAACTGTTATGAAAAAGGGTAAAGTTACAAGTGTAGAAGTTTCATGTCTCAAGGGAATGTTGCTGGATAATATACCAGAAGGAGACATGGCTCGTCAGTTGGGTCGCACCACTTCTTTTGTTAAGAAAGAATTGGCAGTTATTCAGAAAGCTGTAGAAAGAGCTAGTCTGTTTATTAATGAAACTGCTAGCGGAGAAAAGGGAGTAAGTATTATGACTCCAGCAGCTTCTGTTAAGATAGATGAAAAGAAAAGTAAAGAAAGTACAGTTCCACAAAAATCTAACAAAAGATCTTGGATTCATAAGATTAAGGACAATGGCTAAAAAAAGAACTGAAGATCGAACCTATCCATCTCGTTACTCTCCTGATGTTGATGAAAAAGGATTTGCTTGGATTACAGGACGGCAATATATTATCGAGATGATATGTGAAAACAAAGCGGCTAAGGAAAGAAAGGAGCTTCCCAGAGGGTTTTACACTAAAGCACTAGGACTTAAAGGATGGCAAAAATTTTATCAGGAACAAATTAATAATAGAAGTTTGACTAAATTAATAGAGAAGCACACTGTGGAAAAGATTGTAGCTTTTCTTAGGGAAAATAAATATATTATAAGTCTGAGACCCAAATGGGTTCATCAGAAAATTGAATCCTATAGCTACAAGGTTCCAGATGCCACTAAAAAAGACGAGTCCTATGACTTTACTAAAAAAGAAAAGTTTATTCGCAACAACACAAAGAAATCTATCATATCGCGACTAGAGGAATTGGAATGAATCAGGATATTATAAAGAAATATGGTGACGTAATTCACAAAGCTTCTTCTATTATGGAGAGGAAGGTTCATATTCTATCGGTGAGTCCTAAGATTGACATTGCTTTAGGAGGAGGAGTTCCTGAAGGATCTCTTTTTATACTAACGGGTCCAGAGAAAGTAGGCAAAACAGTTACGGCTTTAACATTCTGTTCCAACGCTCAAAGTCTTGAACGTAAAATTTACTATGGTAATGTAGAAGGTAGGCTACGTGACAGAGACATGGCGGGAATTAAAGGATTAGACACAGAGTGTGTGGAGTTAGTACAATCATCTCCCGGTAACATTCTTTCAGCTGAGAAATACCTCAGTATTTTTGATGAGCTGGTGGCTAGGCAGCCTGAATGTGTATGTGTGATCGATTCTTTTTCTGCGTTAGCAAGTGAAAACGAACTCACTTCTGACTTGGCTGATCATCAAGTTATGACGGTACAAAAGATACTAGCTAAGTTTTGCAGACGTATTGCTCCTGCGCTTCCTATTAACAAAGTAACAGTAGTTGGGATTACTCACCTTATGGCTAATGTTTCTACTTTTGGTAGGGGAAAAGCTAGGGTGGAAAAATCTGGAACAGCATTAAAATATCAAACAGATGTAAAATTACATGCCAGCCACACCACTCCTATTCTACAAGGAGATTCTCAAATTGGACAGACCGTCCATTGGCAAGTAGTAACCTCGGCAATCGGACCTCCGGGTCAAAAAGTTTCTAGTCACATTAAATATGGGAGAGGAATATGGAAGGAAATGGAACTGGCAGACCTTATGGTAGACTTTGATATTGTTAAAAAAAGTGGAACATGGTTAATGCTTCCGAATGAAAAAAAGATCCAAGGAAAGGTTAATTTAGCGAAGCATTTGGAGGATAACCCCGAAGAGTATACTGAGTTTGAAAACAATATTTTTTCTTTAGTAGGAATTGAAAGGTAATATTATGAAGAAGTCTTTATTAGTTTTTGCTACATGGATGGCTCTTGTTTCTACGGCATTATCTCAGGATCTCGCCCAACAACTTCAAGATGTATCGGTAACGGTGCAGGCTGGAAGGAGTGAGGGATCAGGAGTATTAATTACTCGAAATGTTAAAACAACAGGAGACAAGGTAGAAAAGATTAATTTTGTATGGACAGCTGCTCACGTTATTGACAATCTGCGATCTGTGCGTACAATTATTAGGCAAGGGAGACCAGTTCAGCTGGTTGAATTTAAAGATGTTCAAGTAGTTCAGGAACTTGTAGAACAAGGTCGTAAAGTGGGAGAGTTGAGAATGGATGCTAAAGTTCTCAAGTATTCTCATTCAGAAAATGGTGAGGATCTAGCCCTTCTTATGGTAAGAAAAAAGAATTTTGTAGATAAGAATGCTGGATTCATTTCTACTGACGAACCCGTAGCTATTGGTAAGGAACTGTATCATGTCGGATCTCTCTTAGGACAGCAAGGTTCTAACTCCATGACACGAGGAATCATGTCTCAAATTGGGCGTGTTTTAAACTTAGGTAGTGGAGATGGCGTTATCTTTGATCAGACGACGGTAACGGCCTTTCCGGGCTCCTCAGGAGGCGGTGTGTTCCTTACTGAGCGTGGGGGTGACGACGCAGGAAAGTACGTAGGAATGTTGGTTAGGGGTGCAGGAGAAACCTTTAACTTCATTGTTCCCGTAAGACGTATGAGGAAGTGGTCACGCCAGCAAGGAGTTTTGTGGGCTATGGACGAAACTGTGGCAACACCTTCATACTCAGACATCCTGCAGCTTCCTATTGAAGGAGCAAGTGCTTCATCAGTGGCTAAGGGTGAAAAGAAATCTATTAGTGAAGACTCTGCGAAATTCCCGACCTTAATCCAAATGCGCGAGAAGCCTCAGTCCAATGCAAGTGAGTGATTTAGACGGTAACATTTATAAGTGGAAGACATCCGCTAGTTTAGCAGTAACAAACAACTCACGTCCTCGATCTCAATTACACCTCACGGCGAGATCGTTACTTAAAGACTGCTACCCTACCGTGTTGTTGTGCGAAGAAGTTCCTGTAAGGCTTCGACAAACTAAAAAAGTATTTATAGATTTTTACATCAACACTATTAAGACCGTTATTGAAGTGCATGGCGCACAGCACTACAGTTTTAATAGTTTATATCATACCTGCGCTCAAGACTTCATAAGCCAAAAACAGAGAGATAGAGAGCTAGAAGAGTGGTGCGTCTTGAACGGTCTTATTTATATCGAACTACCTTTTAATGAAAAAAAAGACCAATGGCTAATGAGAATACAGCAAAAGAACGACTAGAAAAGCTTGACGAAATTTTAGATTCTTACGAAACAGATCTAGGAATTCCTAAGTATACAAAAGCATTCTATGATGATTCTACTCAGCAATATCTAGAGCTTTCACGGGATCAAATTGAAAAACTAACTCCTGAAAACTGTGCCGAAGCTGCTCTGCTATTAGCGTCCTTATCATTTCATTTACAAAGAAGTTATAATCGAGAGCTTGCTCGTGTTAACTGGGCTACTCAAATATTAAAAACGACACTGTCGGGAAGAGAACAACAATACAAGGGGTCTTGGGAAAGTCAGTTTAATCAAGCTGTGAAGGAAGATAGTTATGCAACAAAAATAGAACAAATTAAAAGGTATGCGCAACATAGAGCTGATCGACTCACTTATTTAGCATCTTCGGTTAAAAACATTAGCGATATTTTTCTCAGCGTTCAAAAAGCAAAGGCTTTTAAACATGGGCAATAAAAATGATTTACGAGAGATACTGGAAAATCTATCTCCAGAGGAGATAGCCTCTCTAGGCAAGCTCTTATCACAAGTGTCAAATAAGTCTAACAATAGAAGAAGAGGAAAGGGTACTCGTAAGAGAAAAAAGAAATCAAAGACACCGACACCTCAAACAGGCTTTATGGATGGGGTTCAATTATCATCAGATGAAATAAGAGAAATAGAACAAGCGTCTAAGTCAGATAAAAAAATGGGTCTTGACAAACCCAAAAGCGGGAGTATAATCCCAAAGGGTCCAACATTTCAAAAGGTATCGATCAAGTGCATGTCATGTGGAAAAGGATTTGAGATTGCGCCTGCGCTAGTTCCTCCCGAAAGTAGTCGTTTTAAATGTAACACATGTTCCTGTAGTGCAGGGTAAAAGGAGAAACTTTATGGATTTAAAATCAATGATCAGTGGATATAACAGCTTCTTGCGACTATTAATAGTTTTACTTCTAATGACAGCAAGCTATTGTTTTGGAAGAGTCCAACAAGATTCAGACATTGCAAATTTAACAGCAGAAGTAACAGAAGGGGTTGCCAATCAAGAGATAAAAGCTATTTATGAATTACTCTCAGCTTCTGCTTTTAC